TTAACTCAGAAGAATCATCCTCTGTAAAATTTTTAATATTAGATACTAATGTTGCGTAATTCATTTAATCACCCCACGGCCCTTGACCCCAAGTTGAGTTGCCCCAACCTTGTATGTTAACTGCTTCTGTTCCTGTTGCTCCTGTGCCTGCTACTCCAGATTGAGTTATAGACAATTGCATGTTTCCATCACCACTTTCACCAAATCCTCCTATTGCACCTGTGCCTGCTACTCCTGTTTCAGTAATTGTTAGCTGAATGCTAGTAATAACGTTTGTTAATGCTGGTGTATTAAGTTGACCACCCATGTTACTGTGATTTGTACAATAGTAGTAAAGAGTTGGTGCGCCTGAAGCAACTGTTATCTGTGTGTAAGCACCAGACGATCCTGGAGTTCCGTTTGTCGTTACTCCAGTTGTGTATTCTGAGCCACCACCATGAGAACCATTAGAAGTCGTTGAGAATCTTAATGGATGTCCTGAGTTGCTTGAATCAGACTGGTCAAACTTATATGTTGTTCCTTCTGTAATACTTATTGTCAGGGTTGGCCCACCAGAGTCTATGTAATATCTGTTTCCTGATCCTGGATTAGAGACTGTAATTGCAAAAGGTATAGTTCCTGATGCTGGGGTATAAGATGTGCCACCCATGTTGCTATGATTTGTGCAATAGTAATAAAGAGTTGGTGCATTTGAAGCAACTGTAATTTCAGTATATGCACCAGCAGATCCTGGAGTTCCGTATGTTGTAACTCCAGTTGTGTACTCTGAACCGCCACCATGAGAGCCATTGGAAGTTGTTGAGAATCTTAATGGATGCCCTGAATTACTTGAATTAGACTGGTCAAATCTATAAATCTGGCCTTCTTGCAGATAAAGTTGTTGTTGAAGAACAGAGTCTATGTAATATCTGTTTCCTGATCCTGGGTTAGAAACAGTTACTGAATACTGAAGGTAAGATGCAGAGGTTCCAACTGCACCTGTTGCGGCTACTCCTGTTTCAGCAACACCTAGAGCAACTGATCCTATTGCACCTGTTCCTGCCACGCCTGCCTCAGCAAGTGCTAATTCTCCTACATAAGTTCCAATTTCACCTGTGCCTGCCACGCCTACTGGAGTAGCTTTAACATTTACTTGTATTTCTGCGAATGTTCCATTGCCAACTTCACCTCGTCCATTCATCCCAATATTAGGAAGATCTCTAGGGTCAATTGTCCAGTCTTGCGTAAATCCAACAAAGAAAGTTACATTGTCAGGATCGTTATCTGGGCGAGGCTTAAATAAAGCTGTTGCGTCTATTATATTTTTTACAGGATTTAACTGTGGCTGTTTAGGATCAAACTCTTCAGGCTCAACGCGCAAATTATTCCAAGTAGTTTTAAGGTCTTTATATCTAACCTTAAACCCACTTATGTCGCTCATGGCATTTGATTTTTTACCTGATGCGTATCTTGCCATTATCCTAAGTTCAATCCTGTTGGGTAAATTCTTAAACTAACACCGTCATTATCCGCTGATTCGGCTAAGTCAAATGATTTTTGATATACACTTTCTAGAATCTGAAATTTTTCAGGTGCATATTTTAAAGCCAACTTACTAGCCAATCCTGCACATATACAGTCTGACCAACGATACGGTACATCCGCATCTTGAAACGATGCCGTTATATCTTCCATTTGGTTAACTGCCCAATAACTCAGGCTGTATGTAGTTAAGTTAGGGATCTGCCAAATATAAATTTGTGGCGTATACTGTTTGTCCAACATATACTGACTTGGCTTTCCCGAACTTGCCTTGTTGGGAATCTGATTGTAATCCGAAATTGATATTCTGTCTATTGCTTGATCCGCTGTGTCAGTTCCTGCGCTATCTCTTACGACTACATCAATAAGGTCTATTGTTCCAACTGGTAAAGTATATGGCGTAGTCTGGTCTTTAACTAAAGTCAAAGTTGTATTCGTGACTGTCCAATAGTTTATACCTCTGTTAGACCACTCAGAAAACAACAGGTTCAAACTCCTCCTTGCAGAAGAAGCCTGATCACCTGTACGAGATTCAGGATTTATACCACAACGCTCGTAAGCCTCAGTTATAATTTCCTCAACATCTGGTCTATATGTTTTTGAGTTTGACGTTGCCATATTTTAATTCCTATGCATGGTAAAACATAATCAAATCGACAGTGGTAACAACAAAAGTGACGTAAATGCCGTCTTTAAACAAAACACCATCTTCTGGAATGAATGGATCTTCTGAAGAACTGTCCGTACCTATTGTCCTTGCCTGTATAAGTTCTGTTCCCGTACCACCCTCATTCCTAATATTAAGAGTTCCTGCTGTACCTCCAGAGTAAACTGAAAGTCCTTTTAATCTACGTCTTCCTGCAAAGACTACTCCTAAAGCATTATTGTTAATTCCTGCCGATACGTTTCCTGCTGGGTTGCCAACGGCTGTTATACTGGCAATAGTTTTAAAATAACCTGAACTTGTTGCTGTGCCTGCATTTGCTCCAGTGACACTCTCTGTAAGGGCCGCACCATTTACATCTGTACCGACTACATTAAATGATTTTGAAGAATCATTTCCTGCTGATAATATTGTTACCTGTCTTCCAGAGGCATTTGTAACACTTCCACCAGAAGCTAAAGCACCGCCAATTACTAGAGCCGCGTTGTTACCAACGGAAGTCGCTGTTGAAATACCATCTGCGTCGAGGGCTACCTCATCACTAATAATGACTGGGACTACATCTGATTCCATTTTGATCTCCTTTATAAAAGTGGCAGGGGTTTCCCCCTGCCTAATTAAACATTAGGTGGCAAAAGCAAACGCACCAGTAGTCCCAGCACCAAGATGTTGGAAGTTATACGAGACATTCCACAAACCTGTTGTTGTACAAGTGAAGTAGATGTAAGAACCAATGCTCATCAAATTTGTTGTCGCGTTTGCAGGAGTGAACTTTAACAAAGTCTCCCCAGCACCAGAAGCGTCAAACGTAACTGCGGAACTTGCACGACTTTCTATTATACTGCCTGTTTCATAAGCATCACTGCCAGCACAATCAAAGCTCAAAAAGGCAGTACCGCCAGTAGTGTCTACTGATTGAGCGTGTACACACACAACACCTACTGTGGCCGCTGGAAGAGTAGTGATCTGTTGTGCGCCCCCAGTAAATGGGTTGACATTAATTCCAGCAACATAAGAAATAGTTGCTCCTGTGGCTTTAGCCGTTGCAGTTAGACCTTTTAAAGTGGGAATTCCGCCAGAAAAGACAGACCCTGCTACTGTAAGGTTACCTGCTACTGTAGCATTACCACCGACAGAAGCATCTTCAGAATATGTTGAATTAGTTGTTATGTTTCCGACTGAATCTTTAGTGATGTCAGAGAAACCAGAAGTGGAACGCACTGTTCCATTAAATGTTGTATTAGCCATGTAAATCTCCTTATCTTGGCAAATGTCAATCACATCATGTGATTGTTAAGGTATGAAGGAGGGCGAACCCTCCTTCAAATTATTATATTACGCTCCTTGAGAACCAAAAACGCCACGCCAGTCAGTCCAACCGAAAGAGTATCTCTCACGAACTTTATAACGAACATTTCCAGTTTCGAAGTCACCTTCCATGCCTTTTTTCATAGGCGATCTTTGGAACATCTTCAGTCCATCTGGGACATCAGTTGTCACAAACCATCCATCAGAGTCTGTCAATCGACGCATAACGTGTGAACCACCAGGTAAGTACCCGTTGTTTTTCATCGCGTTAATAGCGTTGTTTGCTGTGTCGTTTTGAAGATTGGACTGTAGGATACGATCCGCAACAAAAGTATAAGCAGTTGGAATTACCAACGTCTTACCTTGTGCCGCAATTCTAAGCCCACGATCATCTTTCATATCAGCAATATTGATAAGAATTGACTCAAGTGATGTTTCAGACAAATCAGCCGCTGTACCTAACACATTAGACTGAGTACCAATGCGAGATGGGTGTGATGCACTTAAAAGTACAATCCCGTCACCGCCTGTGTATCCTGCCGTTTGTGAAAAGTTAAGGACGTTAGCCGCTTTTAGCTCCTTAGTGGAAGCCATAGAACGGGCTAGTGCCTTAGTGTAACGTGAAGCAAGGGAGCCATATTGGCCGTCTTCTTCAGCTTCTTCCGTAATAGCGAAAGCCAAAGCAATTGTTTCATGCTGATAGCGTGCTGTCCATTGCTGTCCAGCGTCATCGTATGATATTGAGCTACCCTCATTTTTGGTAGGCGCATTTCCAAAACCTTGTAATAATACGTCTTCTTCAAAAGCCTTATTACTTGTGTTACTGGAAAAAACGTCTGTCCACTCCGGGGGATAACTATCGTACTCCAAACCGAATAATGTATTTAATCCGGGCTCCAGGAGCTTTGCAAAACTTGCTCTATTCATAGCCATTTTCTATACCCTTTCTATATACCTGCGGTCTGTTTTAGGAGATGCTCGTTTATTAGCACTTCCATGACAGCATTCGCACCAAAAGTATTTTCTGGTGCATCGTAAAGAGCCATGATCTTACAAGTAGCTGTACCTGAGGCC